ATGACGAAAACGACAGAATATGGTATGGACTTGTGCAGGGATTTGAAGATGAGTGGGGATGGTGGAGTGAGAACGAATTAAAAGAACTTATGAAAGAAATGAAAGTTTGGGAGATAAGAAAAAAAGATTTACCATTTGCTGGAAGGAGGTAAACGAAATGAGCCATAAAGGAACTTACTATAAATACAAAACAAAACAATGGTTAATAAAACAAGGATATTGCGCAGATTATTTAGAGAAATTGCAAAGAGTTTATTCTAAAGGACAACTAATCTATGTTAAGAAAGATTTGTTCGGTGCTGATATATTGGCATTCAACAAAGATGAAATGATTTTTGTTCAAGTGAAATCAGGTATAAATCTACAGGTATAAACATTAAAAAAGCAATTAATGAGTTTCTAAAATATCCATTTCCTGAATTTGTGAAACTATGGATTGTTGTTTGGAGATATAAAGAAAAAGAACCTGAAATAATAGATGTTAGAGAATTAGTTGAACCTAAGGGGGGGACAGGCAATGGGTAGACCAAAAATTTTACACGGGACAACTATTAAGATAAAAACAGGTTGTGGTAATCTTTTTGTCACAATCAATTTTGATAAAGATAATAAACCATATGAAGTTTTTGCACGGCTTGGTAAATCAGGTAGTTGTTTTTTATCACAAATACAATCACTTGCAACTATAATTTCTATAGCAATACAAGGTGGAATACAAGTTGAAAAAATAATAGAAAAACTAAAAGGACACCGATGTAATAATCCAATTATAACCGAAGGTGAAGAAATCTTGTCTTGTTCTGATGCTTTGGCAAAAGCGATGGAAATAATTTTGAAAGAAAGGGGGTAAAAATGAAATTAAAAGTGTTAAAAATAGTAAAACATAGAAGCAAACGATTTAGAAACTATAGATGGTGGGAAGGGATAAAAGAGTTTGATGTGATAGAAATCAATGATGAGATGATACGAGGGAATTTGGTAGATGCTGATGCGATACCAGAAGTTTTGTATAATGAAAATCTAATCAGTAAACCTTGACAATAAAAAATAAATTTAGTAAAACAAAAAAGAAAATATAAAAATTAAACAAAGGAGGTAAAACTATGATACTTTTAACAGCAAAAGAAACAGCAAAACTATTAAATATAAGGCCAGTCACAGTATACGCATGGACCAAGCAGGGAATATTAAAAGGAATTATTTTAAAACAAGGCAAGAGAAGAACATTAAGATGGAAACTTGAAGACATAAGAGAATTTTTGAATAATAGAGAAAAGACAGGATTAACTACATAATTTTTTTAATTTTTAAATTTTAGTTTTAAGATAATTTTCTTTTCTTTATCTCTCTCCTTTTTTTCTTTCCAAAAAAAATAATTTTCTAAAAAATTTTTTTTATCCCTTGACAAAACAAAAACAATTTGGTAATTTTAGTCGGTATGAAAGATGAACTAAAGGAATTTCAACATCAGATTTTATTTAATAAGTTTATGAATAACTTGCCAAATGTATTGTGGTCAGCGTCAGTAAGTGGTGTTAACTTACCGAAACCTACTGCGATGAAAGTTAAATCAATGGGATACAAAAGAGGACTTCCTGATATAATGATTTTTGAACCTCGTAGTGGATATCACGGGCTTTTTATTGAGATAAAGAGAAAGGGTGGAAAACCTACTGAAGAACAAAAATGGTTTATTGAGGAACTTAACAGAAGAGGATACAAAGCGGTAATTTGTTATGGTTTTCAAGAAGCCATTGAGGTAGTGGAGGAATATTTAAAACTATGACAGATTTAGTTTGGCATACAGAAAAAAGGAAAGTCAAAGATTTAAAGTTGTTTGAAGGAAATCCACGAAAGATGACAAAAGAACAAGCAGAACAATTATTAAAGTCATTGAAGAAATTTAATCTTGTTGAAATACCAGCAATAGACCAAAATAATAGAGTTATAGCAGGTAATATGAGGATACAAGCATTGAAGCAATTGGGTAGAGAAGATGAAGAAATTGAAGTAAGAGTGCCGAATAGACCATTGACAGAAGAAGAAGCAAGAGAATACTTATTAAGGAGCAATAAAAATGTTGGGGAATGGGATTATGATTTGTTAGCGAATTTTGATGAAGATTTACTTAAGGAAGTAGGATTTGATTTTACTTTTGAAGCACCATTGATTGAAATACCTAATGAAATAGATGTTGATAAGAATGACAATCTTTTGAAAGAATATATTTTGATAGAATTTGATGATAAAGAAGAATATGAAAAAATAAAAAATTTATTTAAACTTAAGAAAAACCAAAGAAGAATAAATTTTAAAGATTTAAAACAATGGTTAAATATAAAATTGTAATACCTACAAGAGGGAGAGAACAAAAAATTTTAACAAAAAAGTTGTTTAAAAAAGAAGAGATTATTATAGTGTGTTCTAATTTTGAAGTTGAAAATTATAAAAAATATAATCCTGGAAATGAAGTTATAGGTTTTGAATATCAATACATTAGCGATTTTAGGAAAAAAATTGTAGAATATTTTTGGAATGAAATTGAATATTTAATTTTTTTAGATGATGATATAGTTAGTTTTTATAATCATTCTGGGAATAAAATTGAAGGTGAGAAAATAATTGAAGAATTAATAAACTTATTAGATAAGAATTATGCACAATCTACTATAGCATTTTATCCTTCTGCTTGGTTGTATAAAGAGAAAGGATTTTATAAAATTGACACCAGAGCGTGGTGTGTTGTAGCTAATAATTTGAAATTGTTTAAAAAATTTAACATAAATTATGATGAAAATACTTTTTATTTTGAAGATTATGATATAACAATGCAAATAATAAGCAAAGGACTTCACAATGTTTGTAGTTATAAATATAGTTTTGATTGTATAACTATGGGGACTAATGAAGGTGGTTGCCAAACTTATAGAAATTTAGAAAACTCACAAAAAGCAATAGAATATATGTTAGAAAAATGGGGAGATAAAATTAAAATTATTTATAATGAAAGAACAAAATTACCTGAAATACAACCGCTATGGAAAAAACTAAGACCAAAATAAAATTTAATTACAATTCACCAAGATGGAGTAATGAATATTTAGATTGTTCAATGCCTATGACTTTTGATACATATAGTTTTTGTTCCTTTAATTGTATATATTGTTTTTCTTTTTATCAAAAATCAATTTCTTTGAAAGGCTATAAAAAAGAAGTTTCAGCAGTTAATCCTGAAAAAGTTAAGAAAATGTTTCTTTTAGAAAAATCAAGTCAATTTTCAAGTTTTATCAAGCAAAGAAAGTTCTTACAATGGGGAGGATTAGCAGACCCGTTTGATGAATTTGAAAGGAAATATGAAATAGGGTTAGAACTTTTACAATTTTTTAAACAAATAAATTATCCTATCTGTTTTTCAACTAAAGGGACCTTTTGGGTTTATGATGAAAGATATAAAAAACTTTTTTATAACCAGCCAAATTGGTATGTAAAATTTTCAATAATAAATCTTAATGAAACAAAATCAAAATTGATAGAGATTGGAGTTCCTTCACCTTTGGAAAGATTGCAAGCAATGAAGGAATTTTCAAAAGTCAATCCAGGAAGAGCAATTTTAAGATTAAGACCTTTCATTATAGGTTTAAGTGATAAAGAAGATGAATATTTAAAGTTAATAAAATTAGCAAAAGAAAGTGGAGCAGAAGCAGTTAGCACAGAATTTTTTTGTTTAGAAGAAAGATGTATAAAAGCAAAGAAATATTATGAGCGTATTAGTGGAATTGTTGGGTATAATATTTTTGATTTTTATAAAAAATTTAGTTATAAACAAGCAGGGTATTTAAGGTTAAATAGAGATATAAAAATCAAATATTGGAGCAAGATGGAAGATTTATGCAAAAAATTAAATATGAGGTTTTATGTTAGTGATAATCACGGGAAAGATTTTTGTCATAACGGCAGTTGTTGTGGTTTACCACCTAATGCTAATTATGAAGTAGGCCAGTTTACCACAGCGTTGGTAATAGCAAAACAAAAAGGGTATGTAAGATTTAAAGATATTGAAAATGGAATTGATGAAAGTTTTAAAAATATTAAATGGAGCAATGCTACAGGGTTAAATACAAGAAAATTAGAAATGAGAACAAGATATTTAAATTTTTCTTTATATGATAAAATGGAATCTTTTTGGAATGATTATAAAAATTTTATAAATTATTATGGCAACTTTTTACAACCAGCAGGAGTTGATGAAGATGGCAATATAATCTATAAATACATAGGGTAATATCTAATGAAAAAAGACAGACAAGACAAAATTAAAAAAGCAATAATTGAGATGTTAGAACAAGGACATTTTATTTCTTATACTTGTGAAAAGTTAGGAATAGCAAGGGATACATTTTACAGGTGGTTAGTGAAAGATAAGAAGTTTAAAGAAGAAGTAGAAAAAGCACAATTAAGCAGGATTAAGATTGTAGAAGATAGTCTTTACAAGAAAGCGGTTGAAGGCAATCCTACTTGTATAATCTTTTTTTTAGTAAACCAAGCACCGCATAAATGGAAGAATATACAAAAGGTGGATACAACATTAGAGACGAAGGATATACAGATTGAGATAGTGAAGGTTGTATCAGATGACAAAACAACAGACAAAAAGTAAACCTAAATCGTTATGTTTTTATTGTGGTGATAAAAGTTGCGAATTAAAGGATTATTATTTGAAAAATGAAAGCAAGATAGTAGTTGAATGTAGGAAATTTAAAAGAATAAGAAAAAATGATGAAGATAAAATTAGAAGGGACGAGAGTATTTTTTGAGAATTACAATTCGCAAAAACCAGTTGTAATAAACATAGGTGGAGCGAGAAGTAGTAAAACCTATTCTATTTGTCAAGTGTTTTTGACAAGATTTTTGAATGAAAACAACAAGAAATTTTTAATATGTCGCAAATCATTACCTTCTTTGAAAAAGAGTGTATTAATAACTTGGCGTGAGTTGTTAGAGAAGGTTGGACCGATAAAAGATTTAATAATTGAAAACAAGCAGGAGTTATCATTTAAGTTCAAAAAGAACCTTTTATTATTTAGTTCAATAGATGAAAAAGAGAAAATAAAATCAACCGAGTTTAACTATATTTTTATGGAAGAAGCAAACGAGTTTGATTATGAAGATTACAGGGTTTTAAAAATGAGGTTATCCGCACCACATAAAGAAGGAGAGGTAAATCAGATATTTTTAGCATTAAATCCAGTAAGATGCTGGGTTGATGAGATAGTAATACCAAATGAAAATTGTGATGTTATAAAGTCAACTTATAAAGATTGTATTAAATTTTTGCCGAAGGATTATATTAAAGAACTTGAAGCATTGCAACATATAGATAAAGAATATTGGATAATGTATGGTTTAGGCGAATATGTTAATTTATCAAACATCATATATACGAATTATGAACTAATAGAAGATGATGTTTATGAAAACTTAAAGGCAGACGAGGTTATTTATGGACTTGATTTTGGTTTCAATAATCCGTCTGCTTTAGTTGAAGTAAAAGTCAAGGATAATATTTTTTATTTAAAAGAGTTGATTTATCAGACAAATTTAACAAACCAAGAATTAATAGAATTGTTGAAAGAGAATGTTTTGAAAAACAAACCAATCTATGCTGATGCTGAAGAACCGAGCAAGATAGAAGAGATTTATAGAGCAGGATTTAATATACTGCCATCAGCAAAAGGGAAAAATAGTGTTAAAGACGGGATTGATTTTATTAAAAGGTTTACATTGCTAATAACAAAAAGTAGTGTAAACTTTATAAAGGAAATAAAATCTTATAAATGGAAAGTTGATAAAGAAAACAAAATATTAGATGAACCTGTGAAATTCAATGACCATTTGATGGATGCGATGCGATATGCGATTTATACTCATTATAGAGACAAAATAGGGTATAGTTTTAAAAATAAAAATGTTGAAAATTTGGTTTATTCAGAGAGGATAACACATTATGATAACCTTTATTAAAAGAGGTATTTCTTTATGAAAGCGTTAGTTTATGATTTTGGCTTATGTGTTGAACACAGCCGAAAGTTGTTAGGAAACAAAATTGACACAGTATATTATTATGTTCCTTGGCAGGATGCGTTCCCAAGATTTTTAAATGCGTTGATAGGTAGAGGTTATGAAGATGAAGGTTTAGTTAGAATAGAGCGGTTTTGGGATTATGTAGATGAAGTTGATTTAATAGTTGTTTTTGATACTTATTTAGGCGATTTAGTTCATTTTTTAAGAAACAAAGGGTATCCTGTTTTTGGCACAGGACAAGAAGAGATTTTGGAAAATGATAGGTATTATGCAAAGAAACTTCAAAAGAAATTAGGATTACCAACACAAGATTTTGAAAGGATAGTAGGGTTTGAAAAATTAAAGCAATACTTGAAAGAAAACAAGAACAAGGTAGTGAAGTTAAATACTTATAGAGGTTCGTTAGAAACTTTTACACACATTGATTATAAATCTTCTGAACCATTATTAGAGCATTTGGAAGTAGAATTGTCAGTAGCAAAAAACTATGTTGAATTTCTTATAGAAGATTTTGTTGGAGTGATAGAGCCAGGGACAGATTTTTATGTTATAGATGGAGAATATCCTGATAAAGTTTTATGGGGTTATGAAAAAAAAGGTAGTGGCTATGTGGCAAAAATTGAAAATTATAACAATGTGCCGAAAGCGTTGAAAAATATAACTGATGCATATAAAAAAGTTTTCAAACAATATAAAGCAAGGACTTTTTATTCAACAGAAGTTAGAGTTGATGAAAAAGGGAAAGGTTATTTGATTGATAACACTTTGAGAATGCCGATGCCTTGTCCGAGTGCTTGTGAGATGGTAGCATTTAAAAACTGGGATGAAATAATGATAGAAGGTGCGAAAGGAAATATAGTTAATCCTGTTATTGATGAAAATATGAAATATTTAGCGTCAGTAAGTTTAGAAAGTGATTGGGCGGATAATCATTGGTTAGCGATAGAAATACCAGAAGAATATAGACAATTTATCAAGTTTAGAAAACATTTAAAAGATGGAAACAAATATTATGCTATACCAGGTTTTAGTTCAATATGTGCAGTTGTAGGTTACGGTAAAACATTAGATGAGGCGATTGATATGTGTGTAAAAATAGCAGAACAAGTTAAAGCGTATCAAATAGAATATAACTTTACAGGATTACAACAAATAAAAGAAGATATTGAGAAAGGCGAAAAATTAGGTATTAAATTTTATTAAAATAGGAGGTAGGCTTTATGAGCCTTTTAACAGCAATAAAACAGAGGTTAAAAAAGTTAGAACCAACAAAACCATATATTGATGTAGAATTTGCGATAGATGAAAGTGCGATATATAAAAAGTTGAAAATAATGCCCTATGTTCCTGATGAGCTGATAAGAAGAAAAGGGATAAAGATTTTTGAAGAAATGATGAGAGATGAAGAAATTTCTTCTTCAATAGAAGCGTTGAAAATAATGAGGTTGTCAAGTGGGTGGGAAATAGAGCCAGCAAGCAATAGTGAAGAAGATCAATATGTAGCAGATTTTGTTAAATACAATTTTGAAAATGTAGAAGGTAGTTTTGAAGCAGATTTGTTTGAAATAATGGGTGCGTTAGAATATGGTATTTCAATATCAGAATTAGTTTGGGGGGTAGCGGAGAAAGGGAAATATGAAGGTAAAATTTTGTTAAAAGCAATAAAATCAAAAAATCCAAAATATTTCAATATCTATACTGATGATTTTGATAACATTTTAGAAAATGGAATTGTCAACATTTCAAGTATTGATTATGGTAGACAATATCCTGTTGAAAAATTTGTTATTTATACTTTTAGAAGACAATATGAAAATGTTTTTGGTGTATCAAGGATAAGAGCGTTGTATGATATTTGGTATTTTAAGCAGTTATGGTTGCGTGCTTGGGGTATATATCTTGAAAAGTTTGGCCATCCGATACCTGTAGCGAAATATCCTATAGGTGCTGATAAAGAGTTAAGAGATAAAATTTGGGAAGTGATAAAAACAATAAAGTTAGAAACAGCGATAATGATACCAGAAAATTTTGAAATTGAGATGAAGGAAGTGTCAGCAAGAGGTGGTGATATGTTTAAATCAGCGATTGATTATTGTAATACACAAATCAGAAAAGTTATTTTAGGACAGACATTGACAACTGATACACGAGGTGTAGGTTCATATGCTTTAGGTAGGGTTCATTTTGATATTTTATTGATGTATTTAGAGCAGTTAGGTAGAGATGTTACAGAAAAAGCGGTTAATCAACAAATAATAAAAAGATTAGTTGATTATAATTTTAAGGTTGATGATTATCCAAAGTTTAAATTTAAATCGTTAGTAAGCCAAGATGTAGAAAAAATAATTGACAAATATTATCAAGGAGTGCAAGCAGGGATAATAAAACCAATAGAAGAAGATGAGGACAGATTAAGAGAATGGTTAGGATTACCAAAAGTGAAACGAGGAAAGATTGAAGTTGAGAAACAACCAGAACCTGCTGAAGGTATGGTAGAATTTGTAGAAGAGAGCGAGTTAAAAAAGATATTTACAGGGACTGATAGAAAGAGGTTCACAAAGTATGAAGAAAAGGTAGATTTTGCAGAAATAAAATACCAAATTGAAACAGGGACTGAAGAGTTGAATAAAAAAATAGCGGAGTTGATACAAGATGGAGTTGGAGAGATTTTGAAACAAACACAAAAGTTGGAGATATTACAGAATAAAAATTTAGAGTTGTTAGAAAAAATAGTATTTCCAACAACAGGTGATATAAAGCGGTTGTTCAATGAATGGTTAAAACGAATTTTTGAGACAGGTATGTCAATAGCAAGACAAGAAATTTTGAGGACAAAAAAGAAATATAATGAATATGTTAAATTTCAATTAGAACTTGATTTAAGGAAAATAAAACCTGAAGAAGTATTGAACTATCTTGACAAACACGCATATGATTTAGCAGGTGATATAAAGGATTATATAATGAGTGAATATAGAGATATTTTAAAAAATGCGATATTGCGTGGTGATGATATAAAGACGGTTATGGGTGCTGTTGATAAAGTTATAAGAGAATATGTAGGTAGTGGTGTATTAGAAGAAGCGGTGCCTGGGTATAGATTGGAAGCGTTAGTAAGGACAAATTTAAATCAATTATTTAATATGGGTAGAAGACAATTTTTTGAAAGTCCTGAAGTAAGTGGTTATGTATTAGGTTATCAATATTCAGCGATACTTGACCCGAGAACGACAGAAATTTGCAGATGGCTTGATGGTAAAACATATCCAATAACAAGTGAGAAATTAGAGTTATTAACGCCGCCAGTTCATTGGAATTGTAGAAGTATTTTAGTGCCGATAACAGTTGATGAAGAAGTAGAAGAATGGGATGATAAATATCCGCCAGCAAGTTTGTTAGAAACAATTAAAAAATTCAAGAAAATGTAAAAACAATGATTATATATTATGATAGGGATTTAAAACAAAAAAGGAATAAAGAAATTATAAGATTATGGAACAAGTTAAAAAAAGAAGGTTGGTTAAACAAAAATATTATAATGTTATTATCGGAAAGGTTTAAAATCAAAGAAAGAGCTATTTATTACATACTGAAAAATACTGCAAAATAATTGACAAAAATGTTTCATATAATATAGTAGATAAATGAAATAAATTTTAGGATATAAAAATTATGCCAATACCAGAACCAAAAGCAAGTGAAACAAAACAAGAGTTTATATCTCGTTGTATGTCTGTTTTATCAAAGTATGATCCTGATAAACCACAAAATCAAAGATTAGCAATTTGTTATTCTAAATGGAGATAAAAAAATATGACAGAACCTACCACTCAAGATGTTCATATAGATAGACCTTTGGAGAATATTTCAATTAAAGTAAAGCAACAGAAAAGGAACAAAATTGAGAATGTGCCTATATTTCAAGCAGGGACTTGGAAAGGACAAACATATACAATAGAAGATTTAGATGAGATAGTAAAAAACACTAATGCACTTATCAAAGCAGGACTTCACGAACCGCCAATCAAAATAGGACACAATGAAAACCAAAAAAGGTTGTTAGAAGAGAGTGGATTACCTGCTTTTGGTTATGTTGATAAAATTTATAGGATTGGGGACCAGATATTTGCTGATTTTATAGATGTGCCTGACAAATTAGTTAATTGGATAACATCGAGGCATTACGATAAAGTTTCTTCAGAAATTTATCTTGATTATGAACATCCGAAGACGGGTGAGAAAATAGGTAAGGTCTTACGAGCAGTAGCGTTATTAGGAGCAGATATACCAGCAGTAAAAGGGTTAGGAAGCATAATGTTCCACAATGAAAACAAACAAAAAATTAAGATAATAAGTTTTGAAGATAAAAATTTAGAGGAGGTAAATACTATGACAATAAGAAAATGGACATTAGACGAAATAAAAAGAGTATTACCTTGTTGTCTTGATTTTGTAAAGAAATATATGGAAGAGAAGAAAAAAGATTTTTTAGATGGTGATGAATTAGCGATGTTGTTAGCAGAAAAAAGATTTCAAGAAGCAAAAAAAGATGATGAAGAGGCACAACCTGAATGTCCTGAAGGGTATAAATGGGATGCAAATTTAGGTAAGTGTATTAGGTTAGATGAAAAACAAGAAGACAGGCCAGTATGTCCTAAAGGGTATAAGTGGGATGAAAAACAACAAAGATGTGTTTCTATAGCAGAAGAAAAAGAGAAAAAAGAAGAAGTTAAAAAGTTTCATATAGGTTATACTTTATTAAAAGCATTGTTAGACAAATTAGGTATTGAATTACCTGAAGATGAAGAAATACCAGAAGATGTTGATGAATATATTGAACAAAAATTGAAAGAAAAAGAAGCAGATGGTGAAGAAGTAAAGATTAAAATAACGCCTGAAGAGGAAGAAGGTTTTTACAGAGATTTAGAAAATTTATCAAAAGTTGATAAAGAAGATGAAGTTAAAAAGTTTCAATTGCCAGGTGGTGAACCAAGAGGTTGGACAAAAGAAAGTTTCAAAAAAGCATTTGAAAGTTTAGGTGGAACATTTACTGATTGTGTTGAAGCGGTAAAAGGTAGTGTAGAAAATCCTGAAAGATTTTGTGCTTGGATGAAATATAGAGCGACAGGTAAATGGCCAGGGACTAAAGAATGGAGAGCAGAAGAAAATGTTATTAAAAATACTGAAGATAATCCTGAGATAAGAGAATTAAAAAAGAAAATAAAAGAATATGAAAATAAGTTGTTTAAAGAAAAACTTGATGAGTTTGTGAAACAACATAGAGATGTGCTTTTACCGAAGTTTGATAATTATATTAAAGCGTTTACTGAAGGGTTAAGTGATAAAATTGTAAAATTTGAAGATAAAGAAGTTGATTTAAGAAAATTATTCCTTGACTTTTTGAAAGATATTGTTGAAAGCAAAACAGTGAGATTTGGTGAAATAGTAAAAACGCCAAAAGATTATGAAGGTATTGAGGTAACAGAAACAGAAAAAGAACAATATGTTAAAAAATATAGTGAGATAAGGCCAGGTATTGATGTGCAAAATGTTGAATTAGCAATACTTGCTGAAAAAATAGAACAGACAGAAAAAATTTCTTACAAAGAAGCATTGGTGAAAGCATACGAAATTTTGAACAAAAAAGCAAAATAAGAGGTTGATACCTCTTCATTATTTTTGAAAGAATAAATTTTCAACAAGGAGGTAAAAAAATATGTCTCAACAAATAGTATTAGGTAAAATAACATTAGTAGCAGGTGAAGATTTATCAAACAAGATGTATTGTCTTGTAAAACTTGATAGTGATGGAAATGCTGTTTTATGTGGTAATAATGAAGTTGCGATAGGGATACTTGATGGGAAACCAAAGGCAGGTGAAAGAAGTGCAGTAAACATTTTAGGAACTTCACAAGTTGTGGCAGGTGGTTCAATACCTATAGGTTCAAGAGTTATTTCAAATACTGAGGGTAAAGCAATAGCATTACCAACAGATGCTGGAACTTATAATGTTATTGGTATTGCTTTACAAAGTGCGGGTTCTGATGGAGAAATAATTGAAATCTTGATAAGGCCAGAAACTGTAGTAATTTCATAATGCTTCCTTTGGAAGCAAATTTTAATTATAAAAAATTTTAATTAAGGAGGTAAAAAACTATGCCAACACCAACTGTAAGAGACCTACATATAGACCAAGCATTAACAAATGTATCAATAAAATATCAAAATGCAGAATTAATAGCAGAAAAAATATTTCCTGTAGTGACAGTTCAAAAAGAAAGCAATTTAATTTTCATCTATGGTAAACAAGATTTTAGGTTAGAAAATGATATAAGAGCACCTGGTTCAAGAGCAAAACAAGTAGAATGGAATATTGAAGGGACAACAAGATATGCTGTTGTTGAACACGCATATGAAATGCAGTTAATAGATGAAGTAAGAAACAATGCTGATAATCCTATTAAATATGATGAAGACAGCACAGAATATTTAACAAACAAAATAAAACTTAATCTCGAGAAAAATGTTGCTGATATAGTTCAAGATGATAACAATTATGATACAGGTAATGTTAGTTCACCAACAACAAAATGGGATGATTATACTGATTCTGACCCGTTAGCAGATATTGAAGCCGCAAAAGAAGTTGTGAGAAGCAAAATATTTATGTATCCTAATACTCTTATTATCAATGATTACACATTTAAGGTTTTAAGACGTCATCCTAAATTGCTTGAAATGTATAAATATACTCGTGGTGGAGTGTTAACTGTTGATATTTTGAAGGAACTTTTCGAAGTTGAAAATCTTTTAATAGGTGGGGCAGGTTATTTAACAAGCAAGAAAGGGAAACCTGATGAAATAGGAAGAGTTTGGGGTAATAATGCTATCTTATTGTATGTTACTAAGACACCTGGCATTAAGCAATTGTCTTATGGTTATATTTTCAGATTAGCAGGATTTCCACTTGTTGAGAGATGGAGAGATGATGCGACAAGAAGTGATTGGATAAGAGTTTCTGATAAATATGATATAAAAGTGATTGCTCCTGTAGCAGGTTATCTTTTGAAAAATGTGATTGGATAAATATTAGTAGATACGGGGGTGGGGGGTTCCCACTCCCGATTTTTTTAAACCTATGGGTAACTATATTTCTATATCAGATATAAGAGCAGTTCCATTAAAAGATAGATTAATAAAAGCGAATTGGAGTGATAACGATGTTGAAGTTGCGATAAATGAGGCTGAGAGTTATATCGAAGGCAGGTTAATCAAGATAGGATATTCAAGAAATCAACTCCAAAAAAGCCAACTTGTCAAAACATTATGTTTAAATTATTGCAGATATGTTATATTACGTGATATTTACACAATGATGTCACCTTCTACTTCAGCAGGTGAAGAATATACTAAATGGAAAGAAGAAGTTGATAAAAATTTAGATTTGATAGAAAAATTTGTTGTTAGATTAGTTGACAAAGATACAGGAGAGTTATTAGTTCCTGAGAAAAGAGAAATTGAGATAAAAACGACAACGAAAGATGTGCCGAGAGCGGTGAGTATGGGACCTGATTATGAATGGAGTATTAGTAGTGAATATTTTAGTGATGAGATAACGAACAAAAAATGAGATTAGAATATGATAAAAAACAATTAGAAGAAACAAAAGAGCGTGTTAGAAAACAACTTGAATTGATAAAAAATGTGAAAGGTCTTTTACCACAGATTGCAACAATAATGTATCAATCCGTAATGAAGAATTTTAGAGAAGAAGGGACTGATAAACAGAAATGGAAGCCATTATCAATTTCTACGATAATGGGACGGCGTAAAGGTAGAGGAGGTGGTAGAGTAAGAATATTACAAGATACAGGTTATTTGAGAACATCAATAGTGCCGAGGGTAGAAGGTGATTATGCTATAGTTGGGACAAATGTTCATTATGCAAGGATACATCAATTTGGTGGTGTTATACCAAAAAGATATGTTGAACCTAAAGAAAAGCGTGCTTTACATTGGGTTGATAAAAAAGGTGAAGACAGATTTTCAAAAGGACATTGGATTGGAACAACAAAAATACCAGCAAGGCCATTTTTGTGGTTAAGGAAAGAATATCAAGATAGAATAATAAATTTAATAGCGAGATATTTAAGACAACAATGAGTGTAAATGTTCAGATAAAGAAAATATGGAATGCGGTATATAACATTTTAGAAAATGAGCGGCAAAATGGTTCTTTGAACTATATAAAAGCGATTTATCAAGGTGTTAGAGAAGATATTGTTAATTTTCCTGTTATTATTTTAGAACCTGATAGTGAGATAGAGGAACAACATACTGTGCCAAGACATAAGATGTGTTATTTTACAATTTTGATTTCTTATTTTGATGAAGTGATAAACAAAGATGAACAAATAGTTAGTGAGAGAAATAAAGGTGTTTTAGATGCTTTAGTTGATATAAAAAATGTTTTATCAAAATATCCTAATTTAAATGGTAATTGTCAAGATTTTAAGATGCCTACTACAAGATTTGTTTTTGAAAATTATCCTTATAGAGGTTTTGAGATAACTCTAGAAACGAGATATATAGTAGAACAAACTCAAAGATAATGGAGGTAAAAAACTATGCCACTATATAGTATAGAACAAAAAATAATGGGATTAGGTAAAGAAACAACAAGAGGACAACCTGCTTCTCCAACAAAGTTTATACCTATTACTGCTGATAGTATAATTGAATATAAGACAAATCTTATAGAAGATGAACTTGTAAGAGGTATTTTTGAAAAATTTCCGCCTTTTGCAGGGACAAAAGAAGCATCAGGAACTATAACAATAGATGTTGAAAGTAATAATATAGGTGAGTTTTTATATTCGTTATTAGGTGAAGTTTCAACACAAGATATAGGTAGTAGTGGCGGTGCTTATCAACATACGTTTAAAAGGGTTAGAGGGATAATATTACCAAGTTATACAATATATTTTGATTTAGGTTTAGTAAAAAAGAGGTATCCTTTATCAGTAGTAAAATCAATTACTTTTACAGGTGCAGGTGATAACAGATTAACAGCAGGAATAAATGTTATTTCAAAAACAGAAGAAACAACAACAGAAAATATGAATCCAAATTGGGTTTATTCAAATCCTTTTATGTTTTATCAAACAAAAATTAAAATTGGTGGTGTTGACAGTTCAATTGTTAAAGATTGGGGGTTAACTATAGATAATGGAGCGGTAGGAATAAGAACTTTAGTTGGTTCACAAGATATAAATGATGTTATATCAAATGCAAAATTATCAGTAAGTGGGACAATGACAGTATATTTTGATAGTGAAACAGAAAGAAACAAATTTTTAGCAAATAATCCTTCAGATATAGAGATTATCCTTGAAGGTGATGAAATAGAAACAGGTATAAAACATACATTGAAATTTGTATTACCACGAGTTCATTATACAGCATTTCCTTTCAGCAATGTTGATGGTTTGTTAGGTTCTTCAGTAACGTTTAATGCTTATTTTTCAGTAGGTAATCAATATGGAATACAAGTTGTTTTGATAAATACAATA